GCTAATGATGTTTAGGTCGGCAAATAGGGATAGATTAAAGAGTAGTGATAAGATGTGAAGGAGGAAAGAATGGATAGAACTGATTGCGAAAAATGTTTAAATTCAGAATTCTACGATGGTGATAAGCTACGGTGTAAGTTGATAAGATGTAATCCACGTTATGAGGATATGGAGGAGACAATGCAAGATTTAGTAGGTTCTTTTCCTGGCAGCTATATAAACAATAGTTATGAGTTTATATTGGGCAGTATTGGCTTCTCGCTTCGTGGTTGCTGGTATCAAGAAGATGTAGATTGCAAGGTTTTAGAGTGGCTATCAGGAGCTGCATCCGAAGACCTTTATATATTACAAGGCATAAACAAATACTTCTGTTTTACTGATTTTTTAAAAGATGATATGAGAGAAATCTATACTTATCTAGGGAATGCTTGCAATCATCAAAAAACGCTAGAATTTATAAAAAGCAATTATGATATGAATGTGCTGAAAAAAAGAGAAGGAAAGCCTGTAAATGGGCCATTCGTGAAAGAGGAGGACTTGTAATGAAAAGATTATCAAAGAAAGTGATTAAGATTGTCAATAATTGTGCAGGTAATCTAATAAATCTCTCAAAAGAGGATAGAGAGTTCTTGATTGCGCAAATTAACGGTCTATATGAGGGTTTCCTTGCTAGTGTATTTGTTGATTATATGTGGATAGAGGAAAAACCTATAGGCAATTATACAAAGGACGGGCAATATTGCATGAGCAAAGGAATACCCGGGCTTTTTGCTGCGGGAATATACTGCTTACCCATAGAGGGCGGTAAGTACTTGGCAATAGACTATGAGCGTTAAGGAGGTGCAGAATGCAATCTAAAAATGTAGAACACATTGATGTAAAAGCATTCGTTAAGACTTGGTTAGACGGTAAATATCTCGAGAAAATAGCTCCAACGGAGCAACTAGCCAAATTCAAAGAGGAGTTTGAGCGATTGGCTAGAGGAAGTGGAGGAGGAACGATGGCAGATAAAATCAAAGAAAAAGCAGATAAAATGCGCGCAATGACAGATGAGGAGCTAGTAGCCTATGTTGGGAACCGAGTAGAAAAGGCTAGAAGTGAAGGGTTCAATAAAGGTTATAAGCTAAGACAGAAAGATGTAAACAACCTTACTGACTTTATTATCGACTTGGAGGACTATATAAACGATATAAGCATATCTATCAAATATAACTTTTATGATGACTTGCTTGGATATGTTAATAGTCTTTATAACCTTACAGCAAAGCTATACAGGAGGGATATATGATAGGAGATGGACAAAGTACATTAAGTGACAGCACTTTGATGAATCTGCCTAAAAAGGAACTGGTAGATATAATCAGGCTGTTAGAAAAGAACTGCAAGGTATACCTTAACAACCTTAATACCTATAGCAGTATAGTGAAGGAGCTTACAGAGGTAAAAGAAAATTTAATAGAATTTGAGGAGGAAAAGATATGCTAGCTAAAAAGTGTGATAAATGTGGGAAACTCTACGAGAATTATGAAGGGATAGAAGGATATGGCAGCTTGTCCGATGCTAACTCGGTGGCATTTGTGTTGGCAAACGATGAAGGGGAATACTTTTGTAACGATGCCTATGACCTATGCCCTGAGTGTCTAACAAAAGTGCAGGCTTTTATTGAAGGTAAGGAGGTAACTAAGTATGAATAAAGCAATATTGATGGGTAGGCTTACAAGAGACCCTGAGATTAGATATTCACAGACTGACAGTAATATGGCTATAGCAAGGTTCTCACTTGCAGTAGACAGAAGATACAAGAAGCAGGGGGATACGGTTACCGCCGACTTCTTTAACTGTACCGCATTCGGCAAGCAAGCGGAATTTGTAGAGAAGTATCTCAAACAGGGCACCAAGATAGTAGTTACTGGACGCATTCAGAATGATAACTACACCAATAAAGAAGGTCAGAAGGTCTATAGCGTACAGATTATGGTGGAAGAGATAGAGTTCGCTGAAAGCAAGGCAGCAGGACAAGGGGCACAAAACAATGATTCTATGCCAGGTGATGGTTTTATGAATATCCCTGATGGCATAGAGAACGAGCTGCCATTTAATTAATGCATAATAGAGGTGTAGGATGCAAAAAGTACAAAGCTTATACAATATTGAAAAGCTGGTATATGCCATAGTTAAATGTGCCGTACAAGACTATAAGGCAGAGCTTAGAAAAAAGAAAAGGCTACCTAATCAGAATATATCTGACCTATCGCCAGTAGAAAAGTTTTTCCAATCTGAAAACTTTGAATATTGGACGGGAATAGATGGAGACAAGCTGATTGCAGCCATCAAAGAGAAAGAAGTAAAGAAGACCAAGAAAAGGAAAAAGAAAGCAAATACAGGGAGGTGATGCCAATGTGGGCCAAAAAATACCTACAAGAGATTCAAAGAATGGAGGAGCAAATCAACCAACGACTGGAAGAGCTATCTAGCCTTAAAGCCTTATATGGGCTAAAAGGCTGCGGGCTCTCTGAGAGGGTACAGACGAGCCAACGAGGAGATGGGCTTGAGAACGAAGCTATTAAGTGTGTTGAATTAGAAAGACAGATAAGGGAACAGATACTAGAATTTACTAATAAGAAAAACATAATCATATCAAGGATTCAGGCTCTTACTGACATAAGATGTATCCAAGTGCTATACAGACGTTATGTAAGATATATGAGTTTTGAAAGCATTGCAGTTGAATTAAACTACAGCTATGACCATGTAACAAGGATTCATAAGAAAGCCTTAGTAGATTTTGAAACATGCCATACAATGTCGGTTGGCAATGTGGTATAATAGTATCATTGAAATACAACAAAGAGCCGGGTTTCCTCCTTCCCGGTTCTTTACATTTTAAAGGATGTGAGTATATGCTTAAGAGCTGTAAGTATTGCGGGCGCATACACGAAGAGAAAGAAGTCTGCGAGGCTAAGGACAAGGCAAGTAAGCGGTGGGACACCCGTCGCAATACTAAGGCCTTCTCCTTCAGGAAAACTAATGACTGGACCTTAAAGAGCAGGGAGATAAGAGACAGAGATAAGTATTGTTGCTTATGCTGCAAGGCAATGTTAATTGGCACAACAAGACAGCTTAACACGTATGACTTATCAGTACACCATATTGTACCAATAGAGGAGGATTATCAACTACGCTTATCGAATGAAAATCTAATAACTTTATGTGCAGTGCATCATGAAATGTGCGAAGCAGAAGAGATTACAAGAGATAATCAAAGACAACTCGTGAGGGAATCTATAGAGAATTTTAACGCAGAAGGAAGAGGAGTGGTTGTTGTGTGAATATAAAAAAATTATAGTATCCCCCCTACCTTTTTAGGGGAGAAAATTGAAAAAAACCAAGACCGACGCGCACCCTTTTTCCACATAAAATTCCCAAAATGAGATTTAAAGAGGGAAAAGGAGGGAAAAGATGGGTAGACCGGCTAAAACTATATCAACAAATTCGAGGCATAACACCAAAAAAGATGTAGAAATACGCAAGGCAGCAGAGGAAAAGGCAAGAGGTGGGATGGATAAACTTATCCCGCCACGGTATATGACGAAAGAGCAGAAAGTTATATATAAATACATTGTTGACAACCTAAAAGAGGCAGAAATATTGGGTAATCTTGACCACTATATACTGGCTATGACCGCAGTCACCATAGATAGCATTATCCAAATTGACAAAGCTATGAATCAGGTCGATGACATAATGAAAAAGAGCAAGCTGATAGCAGCAAGGACAAATTTAGCTAAAGACTTCTTTAGGTGTTGCAATGAATTGTCCTTATCACCACAAGCAAGGGCGAAGATATCTATAGCTAATGTAAAAGCAATACGAGACAATCAAAATCCACTATTAGAGGTGCTTGGTATTTGATTAAAAAGCATCCTTCCTATAGATACGCTAAAAAGGCTTGTGGCAGTAAATCAAAAGTGCCTGATTATGTCAAAAAACAATGTAAAGAATTTATTAAAATCTGTGATGGTAAGAGCAAGAAGTTTTTTATCAATACAGACCGAGTAGAAAAGATTGATAAGATTCTTATGCTTATCAGGATGCCTAAGGGGCTTAAGATTAATCATAGCATATATGACTGCGTGGCAGGCTTTCAGTGGGTGCTTATAATAGCCTCGTTGTGCGTTATGTGTAGCGATAACGAGGCAAAGCGCAGATATGAAACTATTGTGCTAGAAATAGCAAGAAAGAATGGCAAGACCTTTATAATTGCCGTTCTTTTTATTTTGCTCTTTTTCCTAGAGCCTATGTTCTCCTATTTCTACTCAGTAGCTCCTGATGGCTCGCTGTCAAGGGAAATAAAAAAGGCTATAGAAGAGATTATAGGTTACAATCCTAAGATTTTCCCCAAAGAGGGAAAGGATAGGATGTTTAAGGTAAGGCGAGATGATATTGAGTGCTTTCTCACGAGTTCAAAATACATCCCCCTTAATTACTCAAATAGCAGGCTTGACGGAAAGTTGCCAAATGTTTTCCTTGTTGATGAGGTGGGAGCCTTGCCAAATCCTTATGCGATTGAGGCTATGCGCTCCGGCCAGCTTACTATATTGAATAAGCTGGGGTTCATCATATCCACAAAGTACCCTACAGCCAATAACCCATTTGAGGATGAAGTCTTGTATTGCAAGAAAGTTCTTGATGGCTTCGTGAAGGATGATAAGGTGTTCTCCCTGCTTTACGAACCTGATGACAAAGAAAATTGGACTGATAATGACAATATACTGGCACACGCTAATCCTTTAGCCCTTGAGATAAAGGAGATGTGGCAAGACTTGCTTACTAAAAGGCAAAGAGCTATAGAGGTTGAAAGTGCAAGGGAGAACTTCTTAACCAAGCATTGCAATATAATCTATCAGGGCATAGGCACAGAAAGCTATATAGACATTAATCTTGTGAAGAAGTGCAGCGTAAAAGAAATTGACTGGACTAATAAGAGGGTATGGCTTGGAGTTGACCTTGCTCAGACAAATGATAACTGTGCGGTGGCCATTGCTGGAGTAGATGATGAGGATAATATTCTTGCATCGGTTATGGCATTTATCCCGGAAGGGCGAATAGATGAAAAGAGTAAATTTGAACATGTGGACTACAGGCGATTTGTGGAGCAAATGAAATGTATCGCCTGTGGCGATATGGTGGTAGATTATGGAGTTATTGAGGACTTTGTACTTAATGTTGAAGCTAAGCTTGGTTGTGAGGTGGTGGCTATCGGGTATGACCGCTACAATGCTATGAGTTCGGCGCAAAAGTGGAATCAAAAATATACCACGGTTGAAATAAGGCAGCATTCGGACACTTTGCACCCACCTACCAAGTTATTGGCTGAAAAGGTTGAAAACGGACAATTCAGATATGAGGCTAATACCTTGCTTGAAATCAACTTTGAAAACGCAAAATGTACCTACGATACCAATATGAATAGATATGTTAATAAAAAGAAGTCAAGTGGTAAGGTGGATATGGTTGTGGCGTTGATAAATGCAATATACCTGTTGCAGCAAGACATAATATTCAATGATGGCTTTGTGGTACAGGTCGTATAACTTGAAAGGAGGTGAAAAAGTGGGTTTATTTAACTGGAAAAAAGAAAAAAGAGAAAAGGCTGATAATGAGCCAGATGTATCAAGTGACATTTTGAGGATGCTGCTAAGCGATGAAGAAGTAAGCCGAAGAACTGCAATGAATATCCCGGCTCTGTCAGCTTGTATAAATATGATTGCAGACACAGTATCATCATTAAAAATCAAGTTATATAAAAAGGATGGCGATAAGGTGGAGGAAATTGTTGACGACATCAGGACTACCCTGCTAAATGACGACACAGGAGACACTTTAGACGCTAGCCAAATGAAAAAAGCCCTGATTATGGACATGTTTCTATCGAAAGGCGGATATGTCTACATAAACAGGGTAAATAATGAGGTCAAATCTCTTCATTATGTGGAGCCTGAAAAGATTAGCTTTATGTATAACACAGATCCGATATTCAAAGATTACAAAATATTGGTAAATGGGGTAAGTTATGAAGGTTGGCAGTTTATTAAGATACTGCGCAACACGCAAAATGGATATTGTGGACAATCTATCATAGCTGAAACACCTGAACTGTTGGGGATAATACTCAGTACACAGAAGTTTGAAAAGAATCTTGTCCAAACTGGAGGCAACAAAAAAGGCTTTATTCAATCGGCAATAAGACTTAGTGCTGAGGCAATGGAAGCATTAAAAAGAGCCTTCCACAACCTTTATTCCAATAGCACAGAGAATGTTGTTGTGTTAAATGATGGATTGTCCTTCAAAGAAGCCTCAAACTCATCTGTAGAGCTGCAGCTTAATGAGAATAAAGAAACAAATAACCGTGATATTTGCAAAATATTCCTTGTACCACCGTCAATCATAAACGGAGGAGCTACGGAGGAAGATAAAAAACGCTTTTACGAGGTCTGCATCTATCCAATATTAGCTAGGTTTGTGACAGCAATCAATAGTGTATTATTGCAAGAGGATGAAAAGAATGTAATGTTCTTTGCCTTTGACGATACTGACCTGACTAAGACGGATATAGAAAAGCGTTTCGCAGCCTACAAGGTTGCTCTTGATAGTGGCTTTATGCAGCTTGATGAAGTGAGAAAAAAGGAAAGACTGCCTGAGTTCGGTCTTGATTTTATCAAGTTAGGCTTGCAGGATGTACTTTATTATCCTGAATCAGGACAGGTATATACACCAAATACGGACAAATACACCAACATAAACGATACAAAGAAAGGAGACGAAACTAATGCGGATTGAAGTTAGAGACGATTCGGTTTTGATTGATGGCTATGTTAATGCCGTTGAAAGAGACAGCAAGGTACTTACAGACGTATCGGGCAAGTTCATAGAAAAAATAGCCTCAGGAGCTTTCAGAAGGTCGCTTGAAAGAGCCAATAGGACAGGGTGCCCGGTAAAGGTGTTGTTAAATCACAATTATACAAGAGTTTTATCATCAAATGCCGATGATAAAACCCATATAAGCGAGGACAACATAGGCTTAAGGTGTAGATGCGAAATAAGAGATAAGGAGGTGATTGAAAAGGCTAGGAACAAAAAATTGGTTGGATGGTCGTTTGGATTTATCCCTATAAAAGAGGAAAGGACAGACGAAGACATCCCCCACAGGACAATCAGAGAACTGGAGCTTAAAGAGGTATCAATATTAGATGATACAAGAAAACCCGCCTACAATGGCACAAGTATCGAGGTAAGGGCAGAAGAGTTTGATAATCTAATTGAACTTAGATTCTTACCGGATGAAGTAGAGACGGTTGAAGTTAAGGGTAAAGAACCTAATAACAACCACATCTATGAAAACAGATACATGGAATTAAGAGCGATATAACAGCTCTTTTTTTATTATCAAAATTAATTTTACGGAGGTAAACAAAATGGATTTGAAGAAAATGCTTGAAATGAGAACACAGAAACTTGCGGCACTTAAGGCGCTTATTGAAAAGGCTAAGGCAGAAGAAAGGGCAATGAATCAGGATGAAATCACATCATTTGAAGCCCTTGAAACTGAAATAAGAGAACTTGATAAGACCATCGCAGCCTTAGAAAAGACTAGGGAGTTAACAGAGAGCGAGCCACAGGCACCTGTAGAAGAAGAGAAAAGAAGCATTGAAGAAAGAGATTACGAGGTTTTTGATGCGCTTATCAGAAGCGAGGAGACAAGAGCAGGAGAGTTGACTAAGGGAGAGAATGGAGCAGTTATTCCAGCCACAATCGCTAAGAAGATCATTGAGAAAGTTGTTGAAATCTGCCCTATCTTTCAGGATTCTGACAGGTATAACGTGGGTGGTACATTAAATATCCCATACTATGACGAAAGCACTTCTGACATTACTATGGAATACGCTGACGAATTTACAGACGGCGATAGCAAGACTGGCAAGTTCAAATCAATTAACCTTACG